GATGTTTTAACCTTGCAAGACACGCAAACTCAAGCTCTAAAAGAGCAGACAATGAAGCGTATCTGTGGGCTTTTTGGTGTACCACCAAGCATGTTAGGTATTGCTGATCAAAAGTATAATAATACGCAAACCATGATGGACGAGTTTTACAAAGCGACAATGTATCCGATGATTATCAACATCGAGCAAAAGCTAAACAGTCATTTATTTAAAGGTTTTCCAAATCTAGTTGTGCGGTTTGACACTAAAGACTTTTTAAAAGGCGCTGCGTTAGATCAAATTAACTTTGTTGCACAGGGTGTTAGCGCAGGCATAATGACTCAAAATGAAGGTCGCGAGTATATGAACATGGCTAAAATTGACGGGTACGATGACTTAACAACCGGCGGAAAGTTTGAGCCTGTTAGCGGTAGCTCACCGCAGGATACTGGCGGTGGAGGTGGCAATCAAACGCGCAAAGGCAATATAGGCACGACATAATATGATTGACAAAACAATATATAATCTATTAAATTCGCAAATTAAGACACCTAGTGTTAAAATACCGAAAACAATAGATTTGCTCACAATACAAGATAACGATCAGTCGATAAATCTTGGGGCAATCAATGAAAAATATCACTCTAGTTTGCGAGGCAAAACTACAGTTAGAACCAAACGCAAACGAAGCGATAAATAGTTTAGGAACAATTGAAGCACGCGTTACCACTTGGGGCGCGAGAGAAGGCGCAGACGGGCGCAAGTTTAACTACCAGCCTGAGGGCTTTGCTGATTGGGCAAAAGAGTTTGCAGATGTAGGCAAACCGATGCCAATGTTTTTAAATCATAACGACTTAGGTATGCCTGTCGGACAATGGGAATCCGTTACGTTCGATGACGAAGGCATGACAGCGTCTGGCAGATTGTTTGTAGAAACAACTGTCGGCATGGACATGTACAAAGTTTTAAAAGAATCACCTAATTTATTTGGCGGTGTAAGTGTTGGCGCATATGCTGATGAGGCTTGCTACGTCGACGCTGAAGGCGTGATGATTGACCCTGCAAGCGAAGGTGACGATGCTTACTTTCAAATCACCAAAGGCGGTTTGCGCGAAGTGTCTGTCGTTATGTACCCAAACAATTTAGAAGCAAGCATACAAACATTAGAATATTTTGATGACGAGGGAAAAACCAACCCTCGCGCAATTGAGATGGTCTTGCGTGATGCAGGATTATCGAAAAAAGATGCGACCACCGCGTCTTCTATTTTGAAAAAAAGTTTTAGAACAGCGTGATGCTACTAAGCCTATTCAAAAAGCCCCAGCACAGAGTGATTCTGACGCGGTGGTAAACGAAGCTGATTTAATAATCGCTGCTTTAGAAGAACGAGAGTTAATGAAAGCCCTTTCAAAACGCATTTAAGGAAATATCATGTCAGAACAAATCATTGCAAAATTAGATGAAATCGAAGCCAACACAATCACCAAGATTGAAGAAGGCAAAATTTCAGCCATCGCAGCAGTAGAAGAAGCTCGATCATCTTTTGATGAAAAGGTTGCAGCACTAGAAGCTAAGGTCGCATCTATTCAAGCACCGGCAGTTATCAAAAACTTATAAAACTATTACGCAAGAAGTTAACCGTTCAGTTAAAGAGCAGATTAGTAACTTCTATAAATCAGGCGCAAAAAGTTGAAAAAAGAATTAACAATGTTTGAAGATGAGTCACAATATGACGCATACATGAAAGAAGCCTCAGCCTTAACGGGCGGTGGCGCAGGTGTTGGTGGTCGTACAGGTTACGACCCTGTGTTCGTTGCTTTGCGTTTAGCTAATCCAATGCGAGGTTGTGCACGTGCCGTTGCTACTGATGGATCTACTTACCAGTTCCGCGCTAAGACAGGCAACACGGGCGCAGCATGGGGCTACGCAATTCAAAACAACGGTGCAACAACCACTGTAAGCACAAACATTTGGCAACTTACATTACAAGATTTAAACGTGCAATTCCCAATTCGTACCGCAGCGCTTGACGACATTGACGGTTTGGAATCAAATGTTGTTAGCGATATGATGGCCGAGTTTAGCCAAGCTGAAGCCTTTTCAATGATTCAAAACAACGATCAAGGTGCAACCAGCTTACCTTACGGCGGCTCTAACGGCCTGTGTGGTTTGAATCAATACGCAGGCGCAGCAGCGACATATGCAGGTGGCAAAAACTCTGTTGCAGCGTTCGGTACAAGTGGCACAGGTTCAAGTGCTGGTTTGCATAGCATTGCAACGTATGATCAGTTGACTTCAAACGTCAATACAGTAGGTGCTTCTAACGTAACTTATAAAGACTTAGTTAACTTTCTGTTTGCATTAGCACCACAGTATCGTGTTCCAACTGCAAAGTTTATGGTTAAACTCAACTTTTATGTCGCAAATTCGTGGTTTAGTTGATGACAATGGCGCACCAATCTTTAACCGCAATATGGGTTTATCGGTTGATGGCGTGATTGGTACAATGCTTGGTTACGATGTTGTTGAAAGTACTTACCTCGATTTGCCAAGTCAATCTGCAACGGGTACGGCTGGCACAACTAGTTTGTACCCAATGTACTTTGGTGACTTCCAAAAAGGGTTTCCATTGTTGATCGCTTGAATATGATTCTTAGTAGGTACGATCAGACCTTGCCCGGCAGCATTACGTTCTACGGTGAAAAGCGTTTAGCAACTTCTGTTGTTGACCCATTTTCAATAGTTCGCTACCGTAGCACTGGCACAGCTACTTAAGTAAGAATGGGGGGTGTAAAAGCCCCTCCTTTAATTAATTATTTGGACAAAGACTATGAGCTTAATCCTTGAATCAGTAAAGAAAGCCCTCACCGAAGGCGAAGCCACTGTTAATTTAAAAGAGGCATCATCTCTTACTGGCTCAGGGCAAGATGTAGGGCGGGCGAGTTATATATGACGTTGCCTTTGCACCCGCACGTGAACATAATCCATTGCGTAAAGGTGCTCGGCTTATTAACGGCATAGGCTCAGAGCATGCCTTTGTTGTTAAAACGGGTAACGCTACATTAATTGAAAATGACGTCAAATAACCCGTGGGGATACCCGCTAAATAACAATGCAGGCTCGCCAAATATTGCAACATCATTTTGGCAATTGCCCACACGTTCAATAAACGCAGGTGTTCCAGTTCGCACAGCAGTTCTATCAGATATTGATGGACTTGAAGATTCGATTGTTGACGATTTAATGTTTGAGTTTTCTCAGCAAGAAGCCTTGTCAATGATGTTTAACAACGATCAAGCTGGAAGCACAACTGTGAATTACGGTGCAACTGAGGGCTTGCGTGGTTTAAATTATTATCCTGGTTCAACAAGCGCAGCCGCATTCGGTACAAGTGGGTCAGCAATTACGAACGGCCTGCATACTGTTTTACAAGTAACGCAAGCAACAGCAAGCGCAGTTATTTATGATGACTTAGTTAATTTGCAAGCAGCTTTACCGCCACAGTATTTGCATAAAGAATTCACTGCTTACATGATGCACCCGACAACTATTAGCGCATTGCGGAAATTAAAAGTGTCAGGCACAGCTAACAATTTTATTGAGGTTGGCGACGATGACGGTGGCGCAGCGGTGTATATTTTTGGTCATCGTGTTGTACCTAACCCGTACATGAGCGTGGCGGGCACTGGCAAGTTTCCTGTTTATCTTGCGGACTGGTCAAGATTTATGACCATTGCTGATGATGAAATGATTACTATCAAGCGCTTTGATCAAACTTCACCGGGCTTTATTTATCTGTTTGCAGAGAAACGAGTTTGCTCGACAGTGCATGACGTATTTGCAGGCGTGCGGTTAGTTGGTTAAAGGTTAAACAATGTCAATTAAAACCCCATTTTTAGGTACTAGCAGAAACCCATTCAACTATCAAAAAGTTGAGCAGGTTGCGCGAGACATAACAAGCCAATGGCTAACCGACGATGAAATCACACAACAATTAAATATGTTTGGTGACATCAGCCAAGATGGATACCTTGACAGCCTTGACCTAGCGACCCGTATGGCGATTGAAGACTACTTAGGTATGTCCATATTCCCCACGACATACGAGGCTTACTACGGCTCGTTTAGTGACCTCAGCACGTCACAGGTTTACTTGGATTTACCAGAAATATCGCAAGCATTTAATGGACAGCCGGGCGTTACGATTAACTCGGTAAAATACTATAACGGTGCAACACCACCAGTACTGACAACATTGGCAAGCTCTAATTATTATTATGATGCTTCAGGTAACCGTGTAGTTGCAACTGGTTTACCGCAGACAAACAATACGGGAAACGCTAACCCAATTGTTGTTAATTACACTTGTAACGCTAACCCAATTTCACAGTACCCAGTTATAAAGCAGGCTGGTTTGATGTTGCTTACTCACATATACAATCAGCGTAGTGATACAACTACCGAGAATTTACGAAACATACCTTTTGGCGTGTCAACTTTGCTTCGACCTTACAAACCTTTGGTTATGTGATGGGTATCGCCCGATACGAAAACGTAGTCATAAACAACGTTACAAATGGCATAAATTTGTACGGTGAACAAACTACTTCAATTGCAGAATGGTTTACATCACGCGCAATTGTAAAAGATGTGCGTAATAGTTTTGCTTATATCTGAAAGGTATAGAATTTACAGCGATATGGTTACATTAACGTTTAATTACACACCAAATATAAAGCAAATTGTAGACAATACGAGCCTGTTTGCAATCACTTGGCGGTCTAACGATTGGCGTATTGTCGATGTATTTGAAGCAGACGACCGCATGAGTATTACTTTTACTTGCTATCGTAATGACCCGAGCACTCCACTATGAGCCAAAACAACCCAGCTACGTATGCTCAAGCTATTCAATATCAATTGGCAAGTATTGTTACACCGATACCCGTTTATGCAAACTTTAATCGGAACTTTGCAACTGAGCCAAAGTTTATAACTTGGAATTTGCGTAACATACATCAAGAAGTGTTTACAGGCACAAACCAAAACAACAAAAGCATTGACCGACCAGTATTTCAAATATCAATATTTACAACGTTATTTGAAGACGCTATGAATGTAAGTAATTTAATACTACAATCATTGCATGGTTATAGCGGTCAATTCGGTGGGGCTTCGGGCTTTTACATAGCCAAAGCTGATGTCGATTGGCTTTACAATACATATGATAATGAAATCGGGTTACAGCAAGTCATTTTAGATTGCACACTTGATATTCCGACATAAGACAATATTTAAAATTTACTGTTAAATAGAGGAATTTATCATGGCACTTCCAAATAAAATTTTACCCGGCTTTAGTGCAAGTTTGTACGCGCAACCTACCGCTACGCCAACACCTTTAACAAATGCCGCACTTGCAACAATTGCAACAGTCTCAGCGTTAGCAATTCCTGCAAACTTAGTTAATGTTGAGGCGGTTCCTGCGTTCGGTCAAGACGATGCGATGGTTGATTTTTCAATTGCTGGTTCACGTCAATCAGATAAAATACCGACTCAATCAGCACCAACAAGTTTAACGATTACTGCCCCTTGGAATCCAAGCGACGCTCAGCTTTTAATCTTGCGAGGCGATGCTTACAACGGTACTATTGATCGCACGTTTATTATTAGTGCAACAGATGGTACAGATACAATTTATTATGCGTTTAATGGTCGCGTGTCACAGTTTCAAATTGATGCACAGCCGGGTGCTGAAGCAAAAGCAATTTTTACAGTTCACCCGCGTGGTAAATCAATTTGGTTGGAGCAACTCAGCATGAAGTTAGCTGATGCAGTTAAAACTCTCGCAACTACTTACAGGTCTTTGGACTCGGTAGCTCAGACTTTAATTGTCGACGCTAACGAAGTTCATGCTGCTTTAAAAACTGTTGAAGCTGGAAGCGTTGACGAAACTTGTTTACAATACTTAGCAAAATTTAACCCTGCTCCTAAACCGAAAGTTAAAAAAAGAAGATTAAATATGACTACAACAATACAAAATAATAATCAACTTTTAGACTACCTTTTAACCCAAGCCAACTCAGGTACAAAGAATTGGTTTGGGTTTACTCAGCAACGAATAACGGGCATCATGCTCGCGCATGAAATTGCCTCGCGTCACGCCTATCACATGTCACCCGATGAGGTGACAGATTACGTTATGAAGCTCAATAATAGTATTTACCATCGGTTAATTAAAGGTGATGGCAATGGCAACGGTAGCTAAAGTTGAGTTTGAGGGTTGGGCTGAAACAGCAGAATTGTTTAAACAAATAACTAATGATTTTTGGTAATAAAGACGCAACCAATATTATGCGAAATGCTGTACGGCAATCAATGAAACCAGTATTAGCAAAAGCACGTTCTTTAGTTGCTAAAGATACTGGTGCATTAGCGCAAAGCCTACAAGTTGAAACACGAAACCTAATAAAAAGATTTTCGTTCAAAATACATTTACCCAAATGATGTAGTAGTTGGTGCGATTACAACAGCGTCAGGTAAAAATTAGCTAAGTTAAATTTAAAACATTAAAACAGGGCAAAACAAGTTGGTACAAAAGCGATGCACGGGCTACCGCAGTAGAATTTGGCACAACTAACATGAGTGCAAACCTTTTAAGACCAGCATTAGAAAGTTCAGCATCACAAGTAACAGGCACACTAGGTAAATCACTTGGTGTAGCACTTGAAAAATCAAAGCAAAACAAGCCAAGAGGTTATTAAAAATGAACAGTTTTTCAAAAAGCATTTAATATTAACAAAGACGAATTACGCATCAGGTCATTTGAATTTGCTGGCCACACGTTTAAAAGTTCGCGTGCCTTTTAACTGTTGAATCTGATTTGATGAATGAGCGTTTAAAAAACACCGAATGAATTGTTAATTAAAAAATCTTTGAAGAAATGAGCAAAGATTTAACAGAAGAAACGGACAAGGTTGTTATTACTGAAGATGACATTATTTATGATGGCAATTCAATTAAAAAGTTTTGTAAAGATAAGGCAATCGTTCAAGAGCGCATTACACTGATGTTGCAATACTTAGTGCCAGAGGAAGATAATTTTGATATGAGTACTATTACCTACGAAATGATTGATGAGTTATTCCCTTATGCTATACAGCTAGAATTAGTAAAGTTAATTAGCGAAACCATTAGCCCGTCTTATAATGTTACTAAGGGAAAGTAATCGGGTCAGTGCGAAGGCAAGTGAAAGCGTTTATGATCGCTCACGGTGCTGACCCTTCGGTAGTAGATGAGGAAACATTTTCAGATATAGTTGTGATGTAC